GAATTCCCTAACGCACTTGAACTTGTCCACTTGGATAGATAGTTGGTAGTGCCGGAGCCAGATACTCCACCTAAACCTGCAAGAGTATAAGTAGGGATATTCAAAGTAGCACCTACAAGAGTAGCCGAGCCTGAACTTCCCGTAGTCGTTAAAGTAATCGCATTCTGCTTTGCGTTAAAGGTAGACCAATCAGCAGAACTCAAAGCCCCCCGATTAACTGATGAGGCAGTAGGTAAATTGAAGGTATGAGTAGAAGTAGTAGAAGAAATCGCAAAATCAGTACCGCTCGTACCTGTAGCGAATGTCTGAGTAGTAGCAGTTAATCCATTCAGAGAACTGATACCTGCGACAAAAGTAGCATTCACCCAAGCCGTACCGTTATACTGCAGAACCTGATTCGTAGTAGGAGAACTTAAAGTGACATCAGAAAGCAAATCTAAACTATAATCACCCTCAGTCGCTACTACCGCCCCGGTTCTTCCAAAAACAGAAGTAACCGCATCAGTATTTAAGTCGCTCCAAGTAGCAGTCAAAGTAGATCCATCCTGCTTCGTTAAAGTCAAAGTCTTTGTGGTAGAACCGCTAACCGCAGCACTTACCAAACTTCTGTCATAAGCAGTATTCCAAGTAGTAGGAGTATAGTTAACCCAAGAAGTGCCATTAAACTGCAATATCTGCCCATTAGCAGGACTTGTAAGCGAAATGCCTCCCAATGAGCTGAACTGAATGTTATTGCCTACAAAGGTAGATAATGCGTTTATAGTAGCCTTGTAAGAATATCCATTACTCGGGTCACCTACGATAATTAAGTCGTTAAGACTCGGAGTCCTTACACTTAACTCATTTATTTTTTTATTGGGCATTGTTTATATTTTTAACTCTAATAGCTATAGGAACTCGGAACTACACATCGATTCGCCAAGAAGGGAAGCTCTAAAGTAATATCAGCACGAACACCGCCTAAAAGCTCTGGAGTATCATCAGTAAAGAAACTAAGATTCGCACTCAGCCCCTCATCAAACTCAAAAGACTGACTACGCAATTGAGCAATAATATCCTGACATACCTCTAACATATCAGAAAGAACCTCGGTCTCATTAGTCTCTTCGTGAAGAACTCTATCAAAGAAATATAAAGAAAAATTCAGAGTTAAACCCCTCTCGGCTATATTGCCACCCGTTAGATCAAAGTAAAGAGAGGGATATAGATTCTCAGTTCCTCGGCTTAGGTAATCCACTAAATCTCCGAAGTACACGCTCTTTATCTGCTGATGAGCATTTCCGAGATTCGTTATTGTCTGTACTATGTTGTTTAGTGTCATACTTTTCTAAATATACTTTTAGCTTCTTTTGATTCTTTAGCGAATAAGTTTTATTTGCCACAGCATCTATTTAGGTTACCTTGATATTTTTCTTCAAAAGATTTACCTCTGCAACAATCATCATCGCCTAACCAAATCGAAGTAGTATAGGCTTCATTATCTGGAATGATAGTATCCACTCCCTGACCCGGATTGTTGTATTCAGGGAACATATTAGAGCCAGACTTCTCGTGCAGATATTTAACCAATCTTTGCTTATAGAACTCAGCTCGTGCTTTATATCTGTCAGCTACATCAATCAACTCAGAAGCCGATGGATTATCCTGACCCTCACCACTCTTTCTAATTGTACCTTTATTGTAGAATTGATAGGAGAGACCCATAGGAAGCTCACTAATCACATAATACACCAAGCAAGGAGTAATATAAGTATCAATAAGAGCAGACTCGTCATTAGTCAAATCCTGATTCTGAATACCATCCTGCAACCTATCATAAAGAGCAGAACCAAGAGCAGGAAGAATATACATATCCTGAGCAGTCAATATCTCAGGATTGATTAACTTATCATCTGTGTTATTATGAAGCCCTGTTCTATCTTTGATAGTCTGGACCGATATAAAAAGTATATTCCTACTCATTTTACTTATTTTTCTTTACCACGATTTTACTTACCCACTCGTGCCGACACGAAGGAGAATGAATTCCGTTAGGCATAGTCCACCATCCTCCTGCTCTGTCAAAAACAGAATACCCTAACCGCTGAGACAACTGCTCAATCTCACTACGAGTATAAAGCTTATTCAAAGACATTAGCTTAGCACAGAAAGGACGAGAAGGATGAGCCGAAGTATTTCTCTGAGATGATGGCACAATCTTTTTCCAATCATATTGATACCTTACCAAAAAGGTAGTCTTTACCGGCTTATCTATGATCTCAGCAAGAGGCTTGGTCAGCTTCGGGACCCCTGTCTTCACATCGACTTTTAACACCTCACTTTCTTCGAGGATGTTTATTCGTTCCTGAATTACTACCAAATCCTCTTTTAATGCCTTAGCAATATCCTCAGCCAAAATACCTTTATTCTTAGAAATAGTATTTAGAATCTTTTTATCTAAAGGATTGTCGATTACTTCCGCAAAGAATTCAGATTCCGCCTCTTCAACTTTATCTGAGCCAAAAACAGAACGAGAAGCAAATACAGAGAAATCATCAATACTTTGTCCATACTCATTGAATACTTGAATAACCGCATCCATATCATCAGAGAACTCATCAGCACCTAACCAAGTAGCCAACTCCTCTTCTCCGAGTCCATAGGCACTCTTCAGCATCTGAGCAGCCTGTTCACGAGTAATTTTACCCTTGTTATACTCTCGAATAATCCGTTGGAAGTTCTGCCACTCCCTACCCTTCATACCTTTCAGATGTTCGTTAATCATCGCCTGAGTAGGCTCTGGAGCCTGTACAGGACTCTGTGCAGGAGTAGCATTCAACGGAGGTAGACCCATCTTATCACGAATCTCATCCTGAGTCATATTAGCAGCGATAGTAGCTTCGCTGAACTCGTAACCGATAGGCTCAATAGGTACGATACTAATCTCAGAAGTAGCCCCACGAAGAGTAGCTAACTGATTAAACACACTCTCCAAGAATTGCTGCTTATCATTAGCATAAGTATTCTTGAAAATCTCATACCCATCACGCATCTCCGTACGAGTACCCAAAGCACCTTCAGTAGCAATACCAAACAAAGAAGGAGTAGTAATCTGATGCCCCGAAAAGATATTCTGCTGAATCATCTTATCTACCTGACCAAAATCTTCTTTAGTCAAATCAGAAGCACCCAAATCCTCTACAACAGGCTTCTTTGCTGCATCCTGAACGAAAGACAAAATAAATTTCTTTCCATCAGAACCGCTAAACCTTTCAGTAAATCTGCGTTCTATATTCCGCTTCTCATCAGGACTCGGCTCACCATTAGGAAGAGTAATCAACTTAGAGGCAGAGAAGCCGGTCTGAGCATTTCCTAAAACGTGCTTACTTACTTCGATATCACTTTCGATATAATTCAAAGAACCCATATAACCCGGAAGAGCATAGGTATCTAATCCCGGTCGATATTCCTTAACATACAAAATCTGCTTACCTGATCTTATCTGACTATTGAAAGCAGGAATAATCTTAGGCTCCTCTTTTCTGTCATTCCAATCATTCTTATACCAAAACTGAGTATTATCCTTATTAGAACGAATCTTAGTGTAATCAATATGACAAACCTCAGCGAGAACTCCACCAACCTTAGACCAAATAACCTCCAAATAAGCACCACCAAATACCTCAATATCGATGCTTACTTTACGAGTCAAATCAGACAAATTCTCATAAGGATTCGGACTCTTAATGAATAAGTCTGCCTGAGCATCCCCATTCTCGGACTGCCATCCATTACCGATTATGTAGTTGACTTTACCTCGTACGATAGCATTGTGCTTCGCACTCTTATTGTAAAGCCCCAAGAGATACTGAGGGTAATCATTCTTATCTCCGAACTCAATATACCCCTGCCCCTTTTTCTCCCGGTACTCAGGCTGCTTCGCCTCAGCGAAACTTAATATCACAATGTTGTCCATCATAACGTAATAAATGTATTATCTGTTTCATTAGATATAAAACTATTATCAGGCAAATCAGGCACGATAATAGTATTATCTGGATTGTTCACCAAGTATCCGCTATATTCCTCATCGCTAACCTCATAAGCTGCAGCAGGCTCAGCATTCAAATCCTCACTAAAAACATTCACCTCCAACAAATTACCCAAATCATTCAACCGCATAATACCCCTCTCAAGAAGAGTAGTAGCTAAAGCAGGATTCAAATTAGAGGTAGATGTCTGCTCATAAATTCTATATTCCCAATCCCCCTCAGGTGAACTACCGAAATGAGTATTAACAGGAATGGAAAACTCATTATACCTTTCCTTATGCGGACTAATATCAGAAGCATTAAGGATCACAAATTTTACTTCCTGATTAGTTCCCCTGCTCTTAAACCAAAACAAATAATTCGGATTAGTCAGAGTCTGCTTCTCAGTCAAAGTAACCACAATGCCAGAATCCGTACTCTTAGTAAAGTGAATCATACCTATAAATAGAAAAAAACTATTTTTTTACAACAAAGAAAAAACCGCCCCCAAAAGGAGACGGCTTCTCTACCTACCTATAACGAGCCACGAAAGCTTAGGAAGTCAGACCTGCAATAATTCCACTATTAACCTCAGGAGCGAGTTCTTTCTCACCACCTGTAAAGGTCAAAGTATATCCATTACGGTCTCCCTGAGCAGTACCACTTGCAGCAGTACCACCGGTTACATCAATACCCTGAAGGCGACCCAAGAGCCAATACTTATCATTAGCATCTTGAACAACAGCCATCAACGTATTCTTAGCAAGAAGCAGAATCTCATTACGAGTATTCGCTTGGAGTTTGTTAAGAACGATGCTAAGCTCCTGAGCATAGAATACAGTTCCGTTCTCTACGGAAGCAGTAATAGTCTCAGTCAAAGCACCTGTATTCTTTACCAACTCATATTTATAGAAAACCTTCCCGGCTGATTTAGTAATCGCACTTACGATACCAGAAGCCTCAGTTACACTACTCACGTTTGCGTGAGCAATCAACCATACGGCTTTGATACCACCGAGCGATTCCTTACAATCGAGAGTGTATCCTTGAGTTAAAGCACACGGCATATCTTATGAGTTTAATCGAATTAAAAAAAGAGGGGGAGAGTTACCTCCCCCTTATTATTAGACAATGAAAGAAGCAACCTCATCCAAGAAGGCGACATTCACACCCATCTTGAACTCAGATACGAAGCGAACTTCGTCTGCCTCTTTAGCATAGAATACTTCGAAACGCTCTTCCTCATTCAGGAGATCAGTTCCGAGGAACATATTGCTAAGACGCATAGCATACAGCTTAGTGATATTGTTCAGACCCGGAGTAGCAACAACCTTCACAGAAGTACCGGGCAGGAAGAACTCACTATCTGCTTTACCATCGAAGCTATAATTGAACATATTAGCGTTCTTCAGAGCGATGGTATACAGACGGAAAACATCCTGAGACATGAAGATAGTGATATCATCAGCAGCTACAACAGTAGCAGGGATAGCACGATACAGAGCATCTACGATAGCTACCACGTTAGCAGAAGTGATAGAAGTAGCAGTACTACCATAGTAAGTAGCATTGTTAGCCTCTACTGCAGAAGTACCAATCAACTTAACCAAACCATCGAACTTATTCAGGTTTACGTTAACTGAAGCGGTATCACCTTGCCACAAAGCAGTCTCGAGTTGAGCAGCGATACGAGCAGCCTTCTTGTCAGAATACTCAGCAGCGAAAGCGATAGAATCGTAACGGCTTCCCTCAGGGAGAGCTTTCTGCAAATACTTAGACTCGAGAGACTTAGGACACAGACTCTCATTTACTTTTACTTTACCGATAGTTACGGTACGTTGAGTAAAGGTAGTAGTACCAGAAGCATTGAATCCACAAGTACCTCCCGCTTGGAAGATAGCATCGGTATCCATAATGTTGATCTTCTCGGAGGATTTCACACCTACCATTACGTTGCCCTGAGCTTTAATCAGCTGAGCAGTTTTTGCACCAAGTACAGAACTTGTAACCAAGAGAGCTTCGTTCTCTTTGGTATAGTTTGCGAGTGCGGAAACATCAAAAGCCATTGTTATTGATTTTAGATTTTAAGATTTAATTACGAGCATATTTATTCAAGAAAGAATCGATACGAGCATCACGGCTCTGCACGACCTTGTTGAAGATTTGCTTAGGTTTCTCAGTAGCTTCAGCAGAAGGAGTATTGATAAGACCGATAACTACATCAGACAGGTCTTTGATAGCTTGAGAGAACTTAGCCTCTACTTCAGCCATCTTTTCTTCCTGCTTCTTTTTGTAGTCTCCGAGCTTCTCGATTTCAGCCTTCATCTCCTCAATTTTCTTCTTCAGTTCCTCCTCAACAGGAGCAGGAGCTTCTTCAGCCTGAGGTTCTTTGATTTCTACAATAGTAGAAGTTTCGTCAAGTACGATAACCATTCCATCAGCGAGTTCGTGTTCACCGGCAGGAGCAGGAGATTCATTACCTGCATCATCTACGAGCATAACCTTACCGCCAACTTCGAGCTTATCTACCTTGACTTTAGCTCCGCTTGCTAAGGCATACTCAGCAAAGGAAGCAACTGCAGGAACTTCTGGAGTTTCAGCAGCTTCGGCAAACATTGCCTTGATTTTTAATAATGCTTCTTGTGCGGTCATAAGAAATTTACTCATAGATAGCGTAAATCATTGCTAGTGACCAAATAGAAAGGGGAGTGTAGAAACACCCCCCTGCCAAACAAAACTATGAAAACCAAACTATGAAACCTCTTTTAGAATGTCGATAATGTCTTGCATCATCTTTTCTTCCTTCGATTGGGTTTTGTAATTAAATATCCCCTCAACCGAAAACCCTTGTACCTTGCCATCCTTAATCATCTGCCAAACCTCATCATTCTCTACTTTGAAAGAACCAAACCAAGAACCATCCTTAACATCTTCAAAACCTTTCATCGGTTTAATTCCTCTATTTTCATCTACTATCCAACTTTCAAACATTGTGATTCCATCCATTACTTGACCAGAATCGTGCATCAAATTTACATTATTTTGGTAACCTTTCTTGAAATATTTTTGAGCAATCTTTTTAATAGTGTCTTTAGTAAATACAACATAGTATTCTCCGTTTCCATCGTTTCTATAAATAGGTGTATCAGCTAACATCAAAGCACCTGTGATTATCCTTTCTTCTTCATCTTGAATAGAAAACGACTTGCGTTCTATTTGGTTTAATTTACTTTCTGCCCAACTCAAAGCACTTGCACCACCCCAAGCATCGTACATCAACTGACCGCATCCATCTCCGTAACCCTTTGAGGTCTTTGCGTTCTCCTTATGCCTTGATAAAAAAGAGTACATTCTTTTGATAGTTTCCACACTTATAGGCTCTCCGTTCGCTAATTGATTGGCTCTTTGCTTACCTACTGGAGTACCACACGAACCCCATCCGTTTTCCTCTGCCCATCTAAGCGCTATCTTTGCGTTCTCAACAGCTTTCTTTGGATAGTCTGTATATGACCTCAATTCTTGGCGTTCAGCATCTACAATGATCTTTCTAATTTTTTCGAGTAGAATTTCATCCTCATTCTTCTTTTTTAGACTCATTTCGTACTTATCAGCAAAATATCCTTCTATTGAAAACCCTTTAACCTTACCTTCTTTGA